CAGCATGAATGAAGCAAGTGCTGTTATTAAAGATTACTTTGAACAGTTTGCAGGTCTAAAGAAGTGGTTAGATAATCAGAAGCAGTTTATACAAGATAATGGTTTTATTTACAGCCATTTTGGAAGAAAAAGACGACTCCCTAATGTATTTTCTACAGATAAAGGTATTGCTTCTCACGAAGTGAGGTCAGGAATCAACTTTTTGGTTCAGTCAATTGCTTCTGATGTTAACCTTCTTGGTGCTATAGATACTCACAATGAAATTATCAAACGAAACAAGACGAAAGATATGAGAATCTTTGCCTTAGTTCATGACTCAATTCTCGCAGAAGTGAAAGAGGATGATGTTGATGAATATATGGAAATTGTTAGAACTTGCATTGAAAAAGACCGAGGTATCTCAATACCAGGATGTCCGATTGGATGTGACTTTGATGTAGACGAAGATTACTCACTTGGGAAGTTTAAAGCTAAGTATGAATCTGAGTGATGTTGAGTTTCCAGTCTATGTAATACACACAGACGAAATAGAAAGACGTGATGGCATATTGTGGTGCGAGGGTGCAGTTGTAGATGATACAAATGTCTCTGGCTACACAATAGGTCAGCGCAGATTAAATACACCACATAAAAATTTATATGAATTAAGACATATGATTGATAACTTTGTGGACTTATCAAGGCATAGAAGGAAGTTCTTTATAGACTCAAATGGAAGATTTTTTCGCTATGAGAAAAGTACGACAGCGAAACTATACTACCGAAAAATAACTAAAGTAATAGAAAAAGATATATTAACACTTATATATGTAGAGAATATACCTTTTCCTTTTGAACTAAAAAGACCACCTGAGCCAACACAAAAATACGCAGGAGTACTGTACTTAAAAGATATACCATCTTACTTGTACGAACTCTCAGAAACAAAGAAAAAAGATACTTGGAGAAAAGTATGAAAATAAAAATAGAAATAGATACTGAGAATGAGCAAGACCTTGCTACAGTACAAGAATTATTAGAATTATTAAGGAGTTTACAATGAACTTATGGAGACTATGGGCAAAATCATTAGGGGAGAAAATAGGATATGACAGGGAAGCAGATATTGTGGCTATCTTTCGGAGTTTTATTGTCTTATTCAATCTTGTTGCGTGTTGCTTTATCATAGCAAACGTAATTAGACACTGGGACGACAATGGACAAGGTGAAGTAGTAACTTTAAAGTGCTATTATACCTATCACGGTATAGAGCATTGTGTAACAGAAGATGAGCTAAATGAAAGCAGTCCTCAGTAACAGGATATTCATAGAAGTAACTGCAACATACCAGGCAAAGCTTGACGAAGAGCTCACCTATAGTATACCGCCAAGACGTCCAACAGACCCGCCTATCATCATAAAGAATATGGGCATAATTCGAGCAGGTTTAGTTACCATACCTATCGGAAGAACGGATTTGATACCAAACGACTACGAGATAGTCGATAAGCGGAATGATGTACCAATTGAAGGTTATGACTTTAAGTTTACTTTACGAGATTCCCAGCAGTCAGTATATGACGACATCCAAGGCAGTGCTATAATTAACGCTTGGGTCAGTTGGGGAAAGACATTTACAGCTTTAGCTATCGCAAATAAGCTAAAACAGAAAACGCTTATAGTTACTCATACTGTAGCGCTACGGTCGCAGTGGGAAAAAGAGTGTAAGAAAGTCTTCGGGGTCTCGGCGGGTGTGATAGGTTCGGGTAGATTTGAAATCGATGAGGATATTGTCATTGGCAACGTGCAAACTTTGTACCGAAATCAAGAGAAAATCGCAAAAGAGTTCGGTACTATTATATTGGATGAAATGCACCATGTAAGCAGTCCAACTTTTACACGCATTATCGACTCAAACAGGGCTCGTCATAAAATCGGTCTGACAGGGACAATGCAACGTAAGGATGGAAGACATGTTGTATTTCGAGACTACTTTTCAAATACAGTATATAAACCACCTAAAGAAAATTATTTGACACCACGCGTTGAAGTAGTACAAAGTGGTATTCGTTTCATGGATGGAGCGAACATTGCGTGGGCAACTCGAATCAACGAATTAGCGTATGATTGGGAGTACCAAAACATATGTGCAGTACTAGCTGCAGGTTATGCTGCTAAAGGACATAAAGTTCTAGTAGTAAGTGACAGAGTTGACTTTCTTAAAAGAAGTTCAGCACTAGTAGGAGATAACGCAATATGCGTTACAGGAGACGTTCCTCACGAAGAGAGAGGAGACATGATAAAAGAAATATTCACTACAAAAGATATACTCTTTGGAACACAAAGTATATTTTCAGAAGGTATTTCAGTAGATTGTCTTAGCTGTCTAATATTAGGAACACCTATTAACAACGAGCCTCTACTAACACAATTAATTGGTAGAGTAATAAGACTATACGAAGGCAAACCTCAACCTGTAATCGTAGATATCCACTTAGAAGGTCGCACAGCTAGAAAACAGGCAGGTGCGAGAATGGGTTACTACATGAAACAAGGGTACGAAGTTGCCTACTTATAGGACTGAAAAATGTTTCTTGACATGAGGTTAAATTTTTGATATAATGTTATTCTATAATTGGAAAAAGATAAAAAAAGAAAGCAATGGAAGCGTCAATGATATTTTGACAATCCTGCACATCTTGACATACAAACTACCTCCAGTTAATAGACACGATAGAATATTCAAGTTCTGGCAGAAGAGTTTTCACGGACATAGTTTCCTTGTTAACCCTGAGTCATTGTTTATTCAAAGAAGGAGATACTCGGATAGCGAGATTGCTCAGTACGCAGGTATCGCGTCACTACGCAACTATTTTGAGTATCAAAAAACCAAAGATACCACTCTAGACCTTCTGTACTTTACAGGTGAGAAGGACATAATAGAAAGCAATAGATTACTTTGGATTGAAGGGGATAGAATTCACTTTAAATTTGAAGAAATCACTAAAGGAGAAATGAAATGGCAATAAGTTTTAATCAAGCCAAGGGCGAAGCCCAAAAGAACAAAATCGACAGCTACCAATATGTAGAAGGCGATAATAAAATAAGAATGGTCGGTGACATGTTACCAAGATATGTATACTGGCTAAAAGGTGAAAACGGTAAGAATTTACCTTTCGAGTGTTTGTCATTCGACAGAAACACCGAAGCATTTACTAATGTTGAAAAAGACTGGGTAAGAGAATACCACCCTGAACTTAAGTGTGGTTGGTCTTATGCAATACAGTGTATTCACGATGGTAAAGTCAAAGTCTTAAATCTTAAGAAAAAACTACTAGAACAAGTAATGGTAGCCGCGGAAGACCTCGGAGACCCAACTGACCCTGAAACTGGGTGGGATGTATGCTTCAAAAGAGTTAAAACAGGACCGATGGCTTACAATGTTGAGTATCAATTACAAGCATTAAAATGCAAACCAAGAGCTTTAACTGAAGATGAACAATCTCTAGTTTCAGATCTTAAATCTATGGATGAAATCTTAACAAGACCAACTCCAGACGCTCAGAAAGAGCTTCTTGATAGGTTAAGAGAAGGTGCAGATAATTCAACTCCTGATGAATCAATCAGTGACGAATTTGACATCAAGTAAGGAGAATCATGATTACAGTAGGAGACAAGTTCCCTGCCTTTACTTTGCAGGGTGTTGACAAAGACAATAACTTTGTTCAAGTATCAGTTACAGAACAGTACGAGCCTTTGAAAAAGGAGTATACAGTTGTATATTTTTATCCAAAGGACTTTACTTTCATATGCCCAACAGAAATAGCGGGAATGGATATGCTAGTAGAAGACGCTAATGTAATAGGTATTAGTGGAGACAATGAATTTTGTAAGTTAGCTTGGAAACAAGATAACAAAATCATTGGCAACATACAACATTCCTTAGCAGCAGACTGCGGCTTAGGACTTTCAGAAGAGCTAGGAATAGTTAATGAAGAGGAAGGAGTATGTTATAGAGCTACCTACATCATTGATAGAAATGATATAGTTCAACATGTAAGTGTTAACGCACTTGACACTGGTAGAAACGCTAGTGAGGTTCTTAGAACTTTACAAGCAATAAAAGCTGGTGGTTTAACAGGGTGTGAATGGACACCTGGGGACGACTTTGTAGGATGATTCTATTTACCGCAGACTGGCATATTAAGCTAGGACAGAAGAATGTACCAGTAGCATGGGCTTGCTCTCGCTACAAGATGTTCTTTGAACAAATTCAAGAAATTGAAAAATGCAATAAAATTGACTTACATATCATTGGCGGGGACTTGTTTGACCGAGTCCCCTCAATGGATGAGCTGAGTCTTTATTTTGATTTTGTAAAAGGAGTTACAAAACGAACAATTATCTATGACGGAAATCATGAAGCTACTCGTAAAAATAAAACTTTTTTTACAAACTTAAAGAAAGCAACTACAAGTATTAATCCTCTTGTAGAAGTTATAGATGAAACTTACTATGAAGAGGATTGGGCAATACTACCCTATGCCGACCTACATAGAAAAAAGAGTATCGAAAGTATAGATACTGAAGTACTATTTACCCATGTTCGTGGAGAGATACCTCCCCATGTACAGCCAGAAGTAGACTTAGAAAGATTTGATAAGTATAAGTATGTATTCTCAGGTGATTTACATTCGCATGAAAATACTCAAAGAAATATCATATATCCTGGTAGCCCAATGACTACTTCATTTCACAGAAATATAGTCAAGACAGGTTATCTATTAATTGATGATACATGGGAATGGACATGGCATCAATTTGACCTTCCTCAGCTACTAAGAAAAACAGTAGTGAGTGAAGATGAAATGGTACAAACAGACTTTCACCATACTATCTATGAGATAGAAGGTGATGTATCAGACTTAAGTAATATCAAAAACAGTGAGTTACTTGATAAGAAAGTTATAAAAAGAAAAACAGAAGCAACACTAGTATTAGATAAAGAGATGTCAATGGAAGAAGAGCTTAATGAGTATTTAAGTTATATACTAGAGTTAAATGAGGACAAAGTTAAAAATATTTTAGGAGTGTTTAGTGATTACGCTAAAGAAGTTGCAGTGGAGTAATTGTTTCAGTTATGGGGCAGACAATGAGTTAGATTTAACCGAAAGTATAGTAACACAATTAGTTGGTACTAACGGTACAGGTAAATCCTCTATACCTCTCATATTAGAGGAAGTTCTTTTCAATAAAAACTCGAAAGGAATTAAAAAAGCAGACATACCAAATCGTGAAGTCAATAATGGCTATGATATATCTTTGTCTCTAAATGTAGTAGATGATGAGTATAAAATAGATGTAGTTCGTAGAGGTAATATAAAAGTAAAACTCTATAAGAATGGAGAGGACATATCAAGCCATACAGCTACTAATACATATAAGACTCTAGAAGAAGTTATGGGAATTGACCATAAAACTTTTAGTCAAATTGTATATCAAAATACCAATGCATCTTTACAGTTTCTTACTGCTACAGACACAAATAGAAAAAGATTTTTGATAGACTTATTGCAGTTAAATAATTACGTAGAATATTTTGAAGTATTTAAAGATTTAGCAAGAGCCTCTGGAACAGAAGCTACTCGACTGCAAGGTAAAATTGACACAATAAATAAATGGTTGTTAGATAATAAAATGGAAGATACATCACTATTATCGAAGATCGATCTACCATTTGTGTCGGAAGAAGATGATAAAACTTTACGTTCTCTTATGATAGAATATGAAAATATCTCTGAAATAAATAAAAAAATTAACAAAAATAATTTTACAAAGGAACAACTAAGTGAAATTGATGTTACCGCTTATAAAGAACAATTAGAGGAGTATACTACAGATTTTGATGTAACTCCGCTAAGTAAAAATATTACATTGGCAAAGTATAAAACTAATGAACACTCAGAGTCTTTAAAAGAGTATAAAACTATGAAAGGCGAGTGTCCAACCTGTCATCAAGATATAGATGAAGAGTTTGTACAAAAACAAATAGAGTATCACTCTGAAAAAGCTGCACACTACGATAAGCAGATAGTAGAATTAACAGAAGAAAAAACAGAAGCAAACAGAGTAAATACAATTAGAATAGTTGCAAAAAGAAAAGTAGAGGAGTGGGAAGATTTATTTAGAGATATAGACAACTCACTTCCTGGAGACATACTAGATGCAGAGCAACTAAAAAGCGACATTATAGACTTAAAAACAAAGATAAAAGATAGTCGTGATGCTTGGGAAGATGTAGCAGCAGAGAATGAGAGAATAGAGAGACATAATACTCGTATATCAATTATAGAAGAACAACAACAAGATTTTGAAGAC